TCCTTCAAAAATTTATCCAACTTTTCATTTCTTGCAAACTCTATCTTGTAAAAATCATCATCCATTTAACCACTCCATAGGTACTAAGCTTTCAGCCCATAAAAATTTATGCCTATCGCACCAATCTGCGTATGTAGTTTTAGATGTTCTTGAAATCTTATTATCAGCATTAACAAAAACAAATCTTATATCAAGATCAGGGTACTGTTCTTTTATAAGTAGATGTTTAACTCTATCGTTTGTTGTTAGTCTTCCTTTTGTCTCTATGTATATTTTAGATTCTGGTAGGTAAAAGTCTGGAGTATAATTTCTTATCTTAGGAATATAATCAAACTTTACTTTCTCATATTGAAAGTCTACTTTGCGTTTGCCTAAGTCTGCAGCTACTCTAACTTCAAACTTTGATCTGTATGGTAATCTATATCCTGACATCTTTTGGTTTTTCTCTTTCTAATAACAAGTGTAGTTCTTCTATTATTGTTCTTTGGTATTCTTCTGCGTTATCATAATCTATAACATCATAAAATCTGTTCATCAAAACAAACATAATAGCTTTGTTACCTAACAGGTACTTTATCTTTTCCATAGCTTCGTCTAACATAGCCATACCTCTTTCATATATAAATGGCTGAGTCTTTGACAGCATAGTATATACAGGAACAGTATAATCGCTATGTCGTAGTTCTTTTATAATACTGTCNCCACCTATCATAGAATAGTTATCAGGATAAACANNAAAAATATTTTTATTCTCTTTAAAGTCTGCCATAGTAAGATTATGCATTTTAAGTATGGGCNNTTTTTACTACCTTAGTATACCACACATAGGGTGGATTCTTTGCTCTGGATGTATGCTTAGGCAAATACTTAGCATGTTTCCAACAATGATGTCTAAACCCACAAAAACCACATTCTCTAGGTAGAAGTTTATTACCAGTAGGCTCTCCCTTTTCAATTTCATCGGTAGCTTTAAATTGTTTTTCTACTCTTTTTGTTTTCTTTAATTTGCGAACATTTACAGTAGCAGCTTCTAGTGCTTCTTTCTTTTCTTGAGCTTGAGTAGCTGGAGCTTCACATACTGTAACTTCTCCAGAAGATTTATCTACCACAATCCACCCACCAAAAGGCATGTTCTCACCTTCTGCGTAGGAAAAACCTTGTACAACATATCCAAAAGGATCATCGTCTTTTACTTTTTGATATCCACCAAATTCACCAAACTTATTTTGAAAAGCGTAAGGACTAGCAGATTTAATATCAAATACTTTTTTATCTATGATAACATCTAGTGTTCCATTAACTTCAGTATCATCTAAAGTTATTGATGTAGGTTTTTGTTCATCCTCTACATTAACTCCAGAAGCTTTCATAATAGCTATTAAAGCTGCTTCTACTAAATCGCCTAATAGGAACCGCATTATAGCATTATAACTAAATGATTGTTCAATACCTAATTGCTCACATTGCTGTTGACATACTGGTTTACCAATACCAGACAGGCGTAGGCGAAACTCCCTAGGCTCTCTAGAAAATTGTTTTTCTAAAGCCTGACCGCAAGCTTCCTTAAATTCGTCAACTAAAGAAGGAGGCATCTCAGCCTCCCCCTTCGTAGCTCTACTCAAGAAATCCTGTATGAATACTTGAATATCACTCATTATGCTTCGACAGCAGCAAGGTCGATAGCATCCACGCCTTCACCATTTTTGGCTTCAGCATGCTCTTCTGACACTCGGAGATTGTAAGAATTTATCCTATCTGCGAAAGCTACAAGTAGCTCTCTATCGTCTTTAGATAAATCTACAGTATCAGAAATAGTCAAGTTAGTTGAATAGTAGATGGTTGCCCCATTCTTATGTTTTATAGAATGAGCCTTAGCTACTACATTAGGAGAAAGTAAATTCTTCTTATCAACATCTCTAAAGTATTGAGATATTGCATTGTAGCTTGAGCCTTTTCCATAAAATACTACAGGAACATTTTCTACTGGACTATCTTCACCAGTAGCTGTTTTGCCATCTGTTATTGTTACTAAACCATACAGAACTTGATTACATTTAACAAGTGCTGAAGCAGCAGCTTCTGGACTGTCTAAACCAATTTCCGTAATTTCATTTTTGGTGAGCTTACCACATTTAAAGCCCCCCTCTGTATCAGGAAATTGATCGTTGAGCTTGGCTTGTTGCGTAGTGCGAACTGAATATGCACCCTGCTCATTATCCCATAAGCTATACATAAACCTTCTGATAAAAATCCTAAAGTTAACTTCTTTACCAAATACTTTTTCCCTTGTTTCAGGATTGTATAAAGCAAACTGTCCTCTAGGTAAGGTGTTACCCTCATCATCTTCAGGCGAATGATTAATTGATAGTCTAGCTAGAGAGTCTCCGCCTTGAGGCTTATCTTCTCTTTGACCAATCAATTCTGCCAGTTGGTCTGCAGACACTTTATCCAAATCTTTTGGAATTACGAGGTCTGAGTTTTCGTTTGTCGCTAATTGTGTCATATTATTACTCCTTATGAGTTGACTTAACACTATTATATAGTAGATATTAAAGTAATGCAAGCATTAATTTGAAAAAATTTCTTCAGTATCTAACCAGTTGCTTCCGATTTTGATTTCAATGCCTACTGGCATATCATACTCTATTCCCCATCTCCTCTTGGCTTGCTGGGGTATGGAAAGCATACACTCCTTGACAACATCAATCACTTGATCCTGTTCATCAGGATGTACATCCACTACTATACTATCATGTACTGTATTACAAAGTAGGGATTTAAGATTGTTTTTCTTAAATGCCCTAAAGGTTTCCACAAGTGCAGACGGAAGTAAATCTGCTGTAGCAAAACCCTGTACAGGATAATTCTTTACACTCGTTCCATGAGTAATTCCTCTGGCTGTTCTTCTTACATAGGGAAATCTGTATTCCCTACCTGACGGAAGAGTCACAACCTTATATTTCAATGCTTGTTTAGCTAAATCCAAATGCCATTCTCCTATCTGAGGATATATATCTGTAAACTCAGAATAGTATCTATGTATATGCTCAGGTAAACCCATACCTGTAGCACCATATAAAGGAGCAAAGGTGTGTGCTTTTGCGTTCTGCCTTTCCTCTTTTGTTATTTCATCTTTCTCTTTACCAGTTATTATTGTAGCAGTCAAGTTGTGAACATCTACACCACCCTTGACATTTTCATAAACATGCTTATCTTGACTAAGATAGCCTGCTACTCTGTATTCTAGTTGAGCATAATCGCCCTCTAGGATATGACCCCCCTCAAATCTAGACACCACAGCCCTACGAACTGGAAATGTTTTACCTCTAGGCATGTTCTGGAAGTTAGGACTCCTAGATGATAAACGACCAGTGCTTGTTACACACTGCATAAACTGAGGATGAATACGATCACTATAGTCTAAATTCTTTTCTATGCCTTCTACAAAAGTTTTAAGGTAGGTTTTTATTGCATTAAATCTTAGGTAGCGTTCTATAAAAGTAAATGCCTGTTCGTTACTTCTTTCCCTATATAGTGATAAAGCATCTGCATCTGTTTTAAATCCTTGGGTACTACAGGACATCACACTTATAGGTGCTAACTTAAATCCTGCTACCTCATTAGTAGGCATGTACTTTATACCTACACCCCCACAAGACTTACATATATATCTAGCCTTACCCCATGTGCCGTCTTTTCTTTTCCTAGACACTCTTCCGTAACCACTACAAACATTACATCTAGTAGCCTCTGTTCTATATTGTACTATAACATTACTAGCTACTGCTCTTTTAAATTGTGCATCTGTCATAGGTGTTCTGCGTTTAGGTTTTCTTGTATTGCCTCTCACTTCATACCCAAGATTAAATGTCTGTGCCCAAGTCTTNTTNTTCTTAACACCTCTACTAAATAGTAATTTTGATCTATCTTCTGGACTAGCAAGATTAATAGGNGTATCACCCATAACTCTCTTAATCTCTTCATTAAGATACTTCTCTAACTCGTTGGCTTCTAAAGTATACTCGTGCTTAACTTTGTTTAAGGCTTGGCGATCTATCTTGATACCATCCTTTTCCATTTCTGCTAAGACTCTAGTTACCTCAAAAGACAGGTACAGTGTAGGCTGCAATTTGCTCAATGCTTTTACCCTCTTGTTTTGACTGACTTAAAGCTACCTCATAGGTAGACTGCACATCAGCTATTCCATATTCTTCTACTATTTCATGCGGTATTATATCAAAACCCATACCATCACGCAAGTACTTTTCCAATATATCTTTTTTCTTTTTTGTAACTGTCTGATGTCTACGACAACATTCATCAAGACTTAGAGGCACCTTAACTCCTCTTGCCCATATGTAATCGAACACCATAGTATCATAGACTGCACCACTATACACAAACCCAGCAGCAAACAACCACTGTAAATCAAATTTAATATTATGACCCAGTAGAACATCTGCTCTATCTAGTGCGTCTTGTACTATCTTCATATTATTTTCTGTAGGCTGTCTGTCTGCATGATAAAACCATACATACTCGACAGGCTTATCGTCTTCTTTAAATCCTACAGACACTAATTGATTGCCTTCTGTATAAGGAGAAGGATCAGAGCCTTTGTCTGTTTTTATAAAGGTAGTTTCTACATCTAATGTTAAAATCATTCGTAGTACCTCCCTGTTAATTTATCTATCTCACAAACAACATGACCATGCCAACCTGATATCTTATTCTTAGATACATTTAAGAATCTAGTATCATCATCTTCACCAGGATTTTTACCTATACCTATTATGATATCTGCCTCTCCAGCTTTCCCTGTCTTAGAGCCATCAAGCATAGCAAAGTCTAGTAATTGCCTACCATGAGCATCATAACTAGCTTGCGATACAGCCCACACCATACAGAAGTTTCTTTTGGCTATCTCTCTAGCGTTTACATATAGCTCTTTCAACCTTTCATCTCCTCTACCAAACTCTCCGTTTATTTTAACCTTATCTAGTTGGTCTACAAACAGTATATCAATTTTATTTAATTTTGCAAACTGATCTATCTCTGCTATGTCTGAGCCTACAGAATCCATAATATATAAATTTTCTTCTATCTCTCTTTTGTATACTTCTTTCATCTCAGGCAAACTATCTTCATAGTTATCCTTGTGAACATTAAAGTAGGCAGTTAATATCCTAGCCTTCATTCTTTTAGCTGTCTCTTCATTCATTATGTAACCAACCCTATGCCCTTTGCGTATTGCTTCTGCAGATAGAAAGGCACAGAAAGATGACTTACCACTCTCAGGGCGAGCAAAGATAATCCCTAGATTGCCTCTATAGGTTCCTGATACTTCATCATGTAGTGTTGTTAATGGGAATGGGAAATCAGGGTCTTCATCAAACTCTTGAAACAATGTCTCTACATCTGTTTCTTCTCTCTGCATTGACAGTATGCCTGTAGCAGAATCCTGATTTATTATTTGATCTACCATTTGGCGTAAGTCACCAAAGTTTGTAGACTCACCATTCCAAATGTCTATTGCTGTTTCTCCTACCTTACGAGCCATCTCTCTACGCCAAAACTCAGTCAATGTATCTAATACAAACTGAGGATCACCGTCAACATCTTCAGGTATGTTTTTTATAGCCTCTTCTACAGCTTCTCTGGTAGAGTCTGGCATGGCAGGATATAAATTCCTATGTACTAAATATAGATTGTCTTTTGATAAGTCTCCCTCATACTTAGTATGATAGTGCATTATCGCATCAAAGATAGTTTTGTATTTCTTATCAAACATATCTT